TCCAGACGTTTTGGTGAAGCGTTAACATCGACTTTCTTAGACCAGCCGAAATCAACAAGTGTTTCATATGGATCCACCAAAACCACCTCGTTATCTATATCAAAAACATTTCCGCAAAACGAGGCCTCTCCAAGATCGAGAGTATATTCCATCTTTATTCTAAGTCCCAATGCAGTCGGAATGTCTGCATTGACCAGTACAGGGACGGCAAATAAACCATCATCACCTTCAACAACTACGCGATCACTGGGCAACCCCAGCTCGCTAAGAGTAAATAGTGCTACCATAAGATTTGTGAAGCCATTGCCTAATGACGTGCACATTTCGCCTGACATTCGAGTTCCCTTCATTTCCACACTGATATCCCCATGTGAAAGCTTATAACTCTGATCGCATAATGCATAGCGAACCAAATTAAACCAGTTTCGACCGGCTGGCAAGTGCGACGACATGTAACCATAAAGTTGCATCTCACATCGTCGCATTAATTTGGGTGTGAACAAGGATTCAAAACTGGTGTAATCAGTGGAATGATATATCCAACCATCTTGAAAGATATGCTCCTTGATCCAGGCGGGGCGCTCATGAACTGGCACGTACTTAATAAAATACCTCGACGTGTCTGCACCCCCGAAAAGTTCCTTTTCTATCAGCTTAAAAATTGGACCCACCGCTACCTTAAAATTATCTGTGCGTGAATTGATCCAACGGGAATTCTTGAACTCAGTGTATGATTCATCTTTGATGTGAGATTATACATCAATATACGAAGGATGATCATATAAATACCCAGCTGTAGCCTGTCCGGAATCGGCAATCGCCTGTAGCTCAGCACGCCGCGCCAACGGATAATTCGTGCCTGCTAACCAGGTCTCAACGCTGACATCAGCCCCAGCGTCAATAGGCTTCATATGGTGCCGCAACCATCGATGAACGAAGGCATGGAAGCGGCGCTGCGTCTGTCTCCTAGACGGCAAGGGTCGTTGAACCACTCTCTTGGCAAGGCCATAAATGTTCGAATAAGTGTCAAGTGGATCAACACGAGGTAGAGCGACGCCATGTATGTATATTGGAAGCGTCCGGCTAATAGGCTTGTCAGGATGGACCGTGTAATTGGGATTCAATCGAATAGGCGCCTTGAGATTCCAAGCACCCTCGAGCCCCACCTCGTTTGCACGGTAGCCCCACATCCTGACCATTGAAGGTAAGTTTAGTTTAAAAGGAACGGACGCTCCGCACGGTACTGCGGCAGCATCAGCCAGAAGATCCATAGTGTCTGTCAAAGGTTCAACACCAACCTGCCAATTGCGTCTGTGGTAACTTATTCCCCGGC